AGTAGAGGACGTTGAAGAATCAACCGAAGCAGAAGAGGAAGCATTGGAAGCATCTGATGAAGAATCTGAAGAAGAGGAGGAGGACTCAGAAGAATCCGAAGTCGAAGAAGAAATCGTTGAGGAGGAGGACGACACACCTGGACTCTACACCGTTAAGATTAACGGTCAAGAGCAAGAGGTTACTGAAGAAGAACTCCTAAAAGGATATTCTCGACAACAGGATTATACACGTAAGACGCAAGAGTTAAGCGAGTACCGAAGGCAACTTGATGAAGCTGGTCAATACTATCAGCAAGAGGTTGCTAAGACTCAGGAGGCTCGACAGCAGTATATTCGTTCTTTGTCAGATGCAGCACAGTTAAATCTTGCATCTCTAAAAGAATATCAGAATATAGATTGGGAACGATTGAAAGCGGAAGATAAGGAAGAGTACCTTACTAAACGAGATGAATTTCGTGAAGCCCAAGCTAACATACAACAACTGCAACAGGCACAAGCTCAAGAGAATGAGTACCAGGCTCAAGAGCATCAACAACAATTCAACCAATGGGCGCAAGAAGAATACACTAAGCTAGTAAAATTAATACCAGCCTGGGGTGTTCCCGAACAGCAAAAATCGATTGCTGCTGATCTGCGTACATTTGCCAACTCTAAAGGTTTTAATGATGAAGAGGTTAAACAATTGTTTGACCATCGTTCTATCATTATTCTTATGCAAGCTAAAGCATGGGAAGATTCCCAAAGAAAGGCTCAGAACCTAAAGACCAAGAAAGTTAAAAAGAAGGTAAAGGTTGTGAAGAGTGGAAAGGGTGTTGAGAAGTCTGCCAGTAATAAGGCTGTACGTCATACTAAAATGAAGCGCCTTAAACAATCAGGTCATGTAAATGATGCAGTAGGATTATTTGAGGATTTCGTTGATCTTTAATAGGAGAATATTATATGGCAATTCCAACAAATACTAGGGAAACCTATGGTGCTATAGGCATCAGGGAAGACCTCAGTAATATCATATATAATATTTCGCCAACTGAGACACCGTTCCTAAGTGGTTGTGGTCGTGAGACTGCTGAGAATACTTACTTTGAATGGCAGACAGATGCATTAACCGCAGCGGCAGCTAATCGCGCCACTGAGGGAAATGATCCAACTTCTGTTGCTGTAAGTGAACCCACAAGGGTAGGGAACTACACGCAAATTTCGGTTAAGGCAGTCCAGACTTCTGGAACAGCCGAAGCTGTTAATTTTGCAGGTCGTAAATCTTCCCAAGCGTATCAGTTAGCGAAACGCGCCAAAGAAATGAAGCGTGATATGGAAAAGATGTTGATGGATAACGTGGCACAATCCGCTGGTGCTGGTCCAAGCCCCGGCCCTGCGACTGCGAGAGCAACAGCAGGTCTAGGCGCATGGGTGGCTACCAACTATCACACTTTAGGCGGAGCGCCTTCCCCACCGGGATTAGGTTCTGCTTCCAGTGGTAATGGTACGGATACCGCTAGTGATGCAACATCAACAGGAACATTAACCGAAGCTGGTATGAAGACTGTTATCAAAGAATGCTTTGATAGTGGTGGAACACCAGACACCATTCTTGTTGGTTCTTCCAATAAGCAGGTTATTTCGGCCTTAACTCAAACAGTGTCAGAACTAAGGACATCGGCAGATAAGTCTGCTCCTGCTCATGTTGTGGCTTCTGTTGACGTTTATGTTTCCGATTTTGGAACTTTTAAAATAATTCCAGATCGATTCCAAAGAACGCGTGATTGCTGGTTTATAGACTTTGACTTCTGGGCTGTGTCGTATCTACGACCGTTCATGACCGAAAGTCTAGCGAGGACTGGGGACAGTATAAAGCAGATGATTCTGGCTGAGTACGGACTCCAATCTAAGAACCAAGCATCAAGTGGTTTCTTGGCTGACGTATAGGTGTAAAGGTGGGGGTGTAAAAACCCCCACTTATCTATGAAGAAAAATATAGAAGATTATTTATTCCATAAAAAGAACTTCCTTAGTAAAGACTTCTGTAAGTCTACTATAGAAAAATTAAAGGTTTGTGAATGGGAGGGTCATGACTTTACTGGTTATGAGTCAAATGATCCTGAACATGGGTTTGGATGGCAGAGAGAGGTTAAGTCTAAGCACGAGTTAGAGCCAGAGTTTATAGGGTTTACAAGCCCAGCTTGGTACGAGGATCTTGCTCAAGCCAATAACTTTATTATTAAAGAACTCTCTTCTGCATTAACTGAGTATATTAGAGGTTTTGGTTATAGCTGGTTTAATGGATGGAATGGGTATTCAGTTATTAAGTTTCTAAAGTATGCAGAGACTCACAAGATGGCTGAACACTGTGACCACATCAGTTCTTTGTTTGATGGTCAGATAAAAGGAATACCAATGCTGTCTGTTGTTGGGCAGCTTAATGATAACTTTGAGGGTGGTGAGTTTATAATGTGGGGTGATAAGGTTATACCATTTGAGACTGGTGATGTTATTATATTTCCATCTAACTTCATGTATCCACATAGAGTAGAGCCTGTAACTAAAGGAGATAGATATTCTTATGTCTCTTGGGCATACTAATTTTAAAATAATAAGGGGGTTACTAACTGGTGAACTGTTGGATTTTCTTGGCGTATATGCCTTCAACAAGGCGACACTTCCTGATGCCATACCTACCAAAGAGTTACACGGGTTTGTAGACGATCAGATTCCAAACACTCCTGCATGGCATGATGATTTAGCCATGAAGAACCTAATGTGCTACTTATCTCCAGATATGGAGAAACACATAGGAGAAAGTCTTACCCCAACTTACTCTTATCTTAGAGTATACAAGAAGGGTGATGAATTAAAGAGGCATATAGATAGACATAGTTGTCAGTTCAGTGTAACATTAACTTTGATGCGTGAACCTAATGAAGATATATGGCCTATATATTTAGAAACAGATAGTATTTATAAAATAGATTTAGAAGCCGGTGATGGTCTAATTTATCGTGGAACAGTAAGCCCTCATTGGAGGGAAGAATTTGAGGGCAGTAGATTAGCCCAAGTATTTTTACATTACGTAAGGAGGACTTAATGGGAAAGCGAAAAGAAGTAGAAGGACCAATTACTTTATACTCACCTGTTCATAGAGGTGGGAGTGAAGGAATAAAGAAGATCATAAAATCTCTTGACTCGGGAAAGAGTGGTTATAAGAATCCGGGCAATAGCCCAAAACATTCAGTGGAGAATCCACTTAAATAAGGAGTTGTAATGTTTGTCTATGTAAAGACTCCTACCATTGCTGTGGTAGATGGGATTCTTTCTTCTGAAGAATGTTCACAGATAGTAGAGCATTCCAGAAGCAAGCTAAAAAGAAGTACAGTTGCAACAGATGACGGGCTTATCCCTGATAAAGATAGAACTTCTCATGGTGTATTCCTTCCTCACTCTGATTTTCCAGAGTTATGTCAAAGAGTTGCAGACATTGCAGCTATTCCGTTAGAAAGAGCAGAACCTATAAATGTTTTGCGATATACTAACGATCAAGAGTATAAGCCTCATTACGATGCTTTAGATGGGGTATATCTTGAGAATGGTGGGCAAAGAATATTAACATGTTTAGTTTATTTAAATAATGCTGTTGGTGGTTCTACTGCATTCCCTAAATTAAACTTAGTGATCGGAGCCATTGGCGGAAGACTTCTAATGTTTGGTAATGTAGATGAAAATAATAAGGCGCATGACTTATCATTACATCAAGGACTACCACCACATGAAGGTGAAAAATGGGTGATGACTTTATGGTTCAGAGAAAAGATAGTAAATTAGAGAAGGCATTCGGAGCTAAGAAGGAGAAGGCTCCAGAGAAACCGAAATCAAAAACTGCTGAAGAGCATCTAAAGGAATGGTCTGAAGATCAAACCAGAGCTATAGGTGGTAAGGGGTTCTTAGTAGGATGAAGAGAAGACTGTTAGATGTAATGCCATATAGACATCAGGAATGGATTGAAGAGCCTGATGGTGAGATATCTATAACTACTTATCAAGATGTTCAGCCTACAATAGAGCAGAACAAAAAAGATTATAACTTATATGGTGATAGACTTAGCCTGGGTAAAAGAGGCGAATGGCATAAGGTGGCTTCTATACCATTCAATGTCTACGATCAGTGGAAGAAAGAAACCAATGGAGCTATAGATAAAGATCCTAAGTTACTAGCTAAGTATTTAAATGATCCTGATAATAAATACTTTAAAACAGCACCAACCAAACTATAGGGGTGAACAAGATGGGAGACTTATACAGATTAAACAATTTTAATTACACGTTTACAGCGCTGTCAACCTCGGTAACACTGGGTGATGCTGTCTCTGCACAATGCTACGCTATCATAATAAACGCCAGTGAGCCTGTGTTTATCAAAATTGACCAGCATGGAAGCGCAGCTACCGCTGGTTCATGCGGTTACTTTATTAAGGATTGGCCTCATTATATACATGTTAGCCCCGGAGACAGGGTTTCTGGATTAAGAGCTGGCGGTAGTGATTCAGTTGTTTATATAACAGAATTAACCAGATGAGAATTGATAAGCCAGATGTTTATAGATTAGCTAATAAGCTACATTCTATAACGACTTCTACAACCTCTACCGAGATGGCAGAGGCCGTAGGAGCTGGTATAAGCGCTGTAATGATAACAGCTACAGAAGATGCTTTCCTTGCATTCGGTGGAGAGGTGGACAATACACCGTGG